CCCATCAAAATGATGAAAATCACCAGCCCCAAAAGCTGCAAGTGAACCTGCATTAGACAGTAATTTACTAGCCATTAAATGCCACTCGGACCCATACGGATTTATACCTATACCAGAGCCATTATACAAACGATTCTTTTTATACCATATTATAAATGACCCAAACATAATCGAAAAGCAAATAAGCAAATCAACTGGCCCGCCAGAGATCAACCTAGTCTTGCCCTTCTTACTTTTCTCTTTAGTTCTAAGTTCATCTTTGCTAAAGTCAGTGTAGCAATGAAAACTTCGTTTACCATGCGCTGCATCGAGTAATACCTGATCAACGCGCTTACGCACAAGATCAGAAGCTGGGGTGTTCAGGTCCATAACGTCGCCTGAACCAAATATGGCAGACTTACCATCACCCTTAAATATGGGATTTGCTGAAAAAGGAAATCCAGCACTAGTTTTCCGGTTTATAGCCTTAAGCTCCGGCTCCCCATCAACGCCCTTTACAGCCTCTTCAAAAGTCAGCAACCTCTTGTCAACAACAAAACGCTGTTCCGAAACCATCCACTCTAAATAAGTCGAGGTTATTAGGTCTATCCTATCATCAGGCTCACTAACACGATCAAAATTCACACCATAGGGTTGTATAGAGATCAAATATGGGTCAACAATCCGACCATCCTCATCCTTAAATGGATTGAGCCTGGCAGGCCTTTTCTTAGCTGGACCCCAAAGTTCAAACAACTTAGTTCGCGCTATAGTACTACGGCCTCCCACTGAAAGGGGTGTGGCCAAACAATAAAAAGCATCAAATTGAGTGGGGTATTGTTGAATCAACATCTGTTCCTTGAAGGAATCCCCTTTGGGTTCTGGACCCAATGGGTGCACACCCTCAAACTCAACCTCAATCTTATCATCGTCTTCGACGACCGACAAAAGTTCCTCCACACTCTCTCGGGAAACACAAGCTGCTATACCTTCAGAACTTGCGGAGTCACCTGCAACATGGATACCGAAAATACAACCATTGTTACTATTCTTCGTCATAATGCAAAACAACGCTCCACAATCACCCTCAGTGCTAGCTGCATCATAATAAAATCCTTTAGTTTGTTCATGGAGAACATTATCAGAAGCTGCCACATTAATCGGTGAAGTCATAGGTCTAGCCTTACCCCACAATTCCTTGCGACCTTCCATAGTAGGGTACACCACCCTACAATTAAAGTTACCAACTGTACCATAAAGCTTCTCGGGGCAGAAAAATTTAACTATATCTTGATGAGGATGCACAAATCTCCTAGGTGCAACAAAGACACAGAAATCCTCATTCTCACTACTAGGCAGGTACTTGATGCTGCGCAAGAATTCTTCAATAGTGATCGTAAAAGTTACTGGTTTGCCATCTCTCATAGGACATGTCTTACGTAACTGGATATGCCTATCCTTAAAATCAGGCCTTTGTTCAGTTGCTAAATGCAACCTAGTTGCAAAGTGAAAAGGTATGAGAGCAACACAACCCTTGACAAAAGTTGTGAAACCCGCTCTCTCATAATCTCCAACTAGGTTCTCAACATGAAACTCGTACGTGTTAATTCTAATAACCTTATTTATAATATCATCAGAATTGCGATCATAACTAGGTCCCATCTGAGTCGTAGCATTCGTACCAAACTTTCCAAGAGAACTCTTAGCTTGTTTCTTCTTAGCTTTTCCAGGATCAGAGAAGAAATATGACCTCACCCACCTCGCTACATTTTCCACAATATGGATAATGGCAAGGGAGATCGTAATACCAACATATGTCATCATAAAGACACTTACAACACCAATCATAGGACCACATGTCTTACGAATCTTGGTGATGAGTTCCTTCAATCTATTGTACGGTTTAGACAAAAACCTTCCTTTTAACCAAGCAATATGGTCGGCAAATGTACAATACACACTATCAAACCACTCTAAAAACTTGGTAGATACACTAGGCATTTCCACTGATAGAAATTCAGCATCGGGTTCCCACAACAGTCCTGATAACTCTTGAGTTATATTACGAGACATCAGTAAATCTTCCCAATGGAGATTACTGTCAGTACGGCACACAAAAGCTGCAATCTCATCCTGCGTAGGTCTACGACTGATAGCTCTACGAACATAAGCCTCAATGAAGTTTAAATTATGGAATATCAAAGTGTGTGGATTCAC